AGCGCAGCGCTTGCTGATGTGCAGGCTAACCCGCGCCAGCTGGTTGGCCGCACCATCGGTGGAAGCCGTGGCGGCCCTGTGTATGACATAGGAGGGCAACGATATACAGAAAGAAATCTGCCCGAAGAGTACTCCGTTGACGCAAGCCAAAATCTTTACAAAGACCGGCCAATTCCAAAGTTTACCGAGAAAGCACCCACGGCACCGACAGCGCCGACATTGCCAGAGCTCGCAGAGTTTGACAGCTCTCGATTTGCGGCAAGGCGCGGTGAACTCGAATCAACATTCAAACGCGAAGTAGGCGAGCGCAAGGCCGCACGATTGGGCGCTGTGAGCCGCCGCGCAACCCGACCAATGCTACAGGAGACTTGATCATGCCAGGACATTACGACAAAGAAGACAAGATGAAGACCAAGGTTTCCAAGGTCATGCGCGAGTACAAGGCTGGCAAGCTGAAGTCTTCCAGCGGTGACAAGGTCAAGTCGCGTGATCAGGCTGTTGCGATTGCCATGTCAGAGGCTGGTATGGCCAAGAAAGGCAAGTGATGAAAGAGGTATGGGATAAGCCAAGGCCAAAGGGTCTAGGCAAGCCACAGAAGCTATCCGAGTCGGAGAAGCGCAGCGCGATGCGTCGAGCGCAGAAGGCAGGCCGACCCTATCCCAACCTGATCGACAACATGATCGCAGCAAAGGGCAGCAAATGAAGATCGAAATCTCTATCGAAAAAGAGTATGAAGGCGAAGAGGAAGGCATGGTCGAGCTGTCGAAGCTGCCACCAGCTCTGCGCAAAAAGGTTGCGAAGTACATGTCCACCAAGAAGCCAGAGAAGCCAATGCGCGGCCTGAAGGACATGATGGACGAAGCAGAGCTCGAAGAGGAAGACTAAATGCCACAGCTGCGCGACCCTGAAGGTGGGCTGACTGAGGCTGGCAGGCGAAAGTTTGAGCGCTCCGGCGAGAGCAAGAATCTTCAGCCTGGGGTCAAAGAATCTTCACCATCGGGTGAACGCGCACGGCGCAAAGGATCTTTCCTGACTCGGTTTTATACCAACCCGAGTGGGCCGCTGGTTGATGATGACGGTGATCCGACCAGGCTGGCGCTAGCAGCAAATGCTTGGGGCGAGTCGGTGCCGCGCACAGCGGGTGCAGCAGCGAGGCTGGCAGCAAAAGGTCGCAACCTGCTGGAAAAGTACAAGCTAAACAAGGACGAATAATCATGGCATACAAAGAACCACTCGGCGGGATGCGGCTAAAACCCGAGGAGATCATCAAGCGGCAGGCTGCAGCTCAGACCAAAAAGGATGAGTTTCAGCAGCTGTACCAGGATGCCTACGAGTTTGCCTTGCCACAGCGACAGCTCTACGGTGTGTGGGAAGGCGGCGCTACCGGCAGCAAGAAGATGGCGCGGGTGTTTGACTCGACTGCTATCAACTCGACCCAGCGCTTTGCCAACCGGCTGCAGTCTGTGGTGTTCCCACCGCAACGCAAGTGGTGCAGGCTAGAGCCTGGCCCGTCGATACCGACAGAGCGCCGCCAACAGCTGCAGGCAGTGCTGGATGTCTACAGCGACCAGATGTTTGCTGTACTGAAGCAATCAAACTTTGACATCGCTATCGGTGAATTCCTACTGGATCTTGCAGTCGGCACGGCTTGCATGATGGTGCAGCCTGGTGACGATGTTGCGCCGATTAACTTTGTGCCTGTGCCGCTGTTTCTGGTCAGTTACGAGGAAGGCGCAAATGGTCAGGTGGATAACGTCTACCGCCGGATGCGCATGAAGGCTGAGTCAATCCAGCGCCAGTGGCCAGACGCGAAAATACCGGACACGCTGCAGCGCTTGATTGAGCAGAAACCTACCGACGATGTCGAACTGCTGGAAGCAACGATCTTTGATGCCAAGCGCGGCGACTACTGTTACCACGTTATCTGGAAGGAAGGCAAAGACGAGCTGGTCTATCGCCGTCGCAAGACTTCGCCTTGGGTAATCTCGCGGTACATGAAGGTCGCAGGCGAGATCTATGGCCGCGGCCCGCTGATGACTGCGCTGCCAGACATCAAGACGCTGAACAAAACCAAGGAGCTGCTGCTAAAGAATGCCTCACTGGCGGTCGCTGGTGTGTACACAGCGGCAGACGATGGCGTGCTGAACCCGAACACGGTCAAGCTGGTGCCTGGTGCGATTATCCCTGTGGCGCGTAATGGTGGCCCACAAGGCCCAGCACTGCAGGCGCTGCCCCGCTCGGGTGACTTCAACGTGTCGCAGTTGGTGATCAACGACCTGGTGGCCAACATCAAGCGCATTCTGCTGGATGAGTCGCTGCCACCGGACAACATGTCGGCACGGTCGGCCACCGAGATTGTCGAGCGCATGAAGGAGCTCGCGCAGAATCTAGGCTCGGCATTTGGTCGCCTGATCAACGAGACAATGATCCCGCTGGTGGCCAAGATCCTCGAGGTGATGGACGAGCGCGGCCTGATCGACATGCCTCTGCGCATCAACGGCCTCGAGGCCAAGGTGGTGCCGGTGGCTCCGCTTGCGATGGCGCAAAACATGGAAGAGGTCAACGCCATCATCCAGTACACTCAGCTGATGCAAGGCTTTGGCACCGATGGCGCACTGGCAATTAAGACCGATGCCGTGGTCGATTACATTGGCGACAAGCTGGGCGTGCCAGCTGCTGTGCGCAATACGGCGGCAGAGCGTGCGGTACTGATGGAAACCATGCAACAGCAACAGCAAGAGGCTGCAATGGCACAGGCAATGGCCATGCAGGCACAAGCTGGGGCAATGCCTGAAGGGGCAATGTAATGGATTATGGAATGCGGCCAGACAAAACGGCCAAGGGCTCTGGCTACTTTGGCGAGATCAAGCGGCCAGACGGTAACGTCATGACCGAGATCAGCGTGGGCGTTGGTCTTAATGGCAAGGAAACGCTAATTCCATTGGTGGTGCCGACCCTGAACAAGTCTGAGCTCAATTATCTAATGAAGGCAAATCCAGAATCGAAAATGTTTATGGAGAAGATGCCAAGATCAATCATGGACAAGGCGGTCGATCATGCGGTGATGCGCATGAAGGAAAACAAGTCGCCATTTGCTGGCCCGGATGAAGTCTCTAAGATGCCGATCAAATGAGCTGGGATGAGCTCGACGCAATAACGGCTGACATACGGCCAGCAGAACAGCAGCGGGAAGACTTAGCCAGGCTTTGCCTGCGAGTGTTTGCCACCGAAGACGGCCAGAAGCTGCTGGCTTGGCTGCGTCAGATGTATGTGGATGTGCCTGTTGCCGTGCCAGGCACCGATCCATCGCACGCATTCTTTGCTGAAGGGCAGAGGACTGTCGTGCGAGAACTCATAGCACGGATCCATCAAGCGAGGAATTTATGACAGACACAACATCTGTCGAGCCCGGTCAATCCGGCCTACTCGACAGCGTTACAGTCGATGACCCCAACACCCCGGCGCAAGCCACCCAGGCAGTCGATATTGATCACCGGCCACCTGACCCCACCAAAGCACCAGCAGAAGATCCGCTGGAGCGGCCAGACTACTGGCCTGAAAACTTCTGGAACAAAGACAGCAACGAGCCCGACTTGGAAGGTATTGCCAAGTCATGGCGCGACCTGAGAGCCAAGATCAGCAAAGGCGCTCACAACGCACCAGCTGATGGCAAGTATGACCTTACTTCTTTCGGCGGCGAGGACTCTGCCGACAACCCGATAGCAACGACACTTGCTGGCTGGGCGAAAGAGAACGGACTATCCCAAGCACAGTTTGACGATCTAGCAACATCGTTGCGCAGCCAAGCGCAGGAGATGATGGCTGGCGAGATGGTTGACCCTGCCGAGGAAATGAAGAAGCTCGGCCCTAATGGCGGTGCCGTGGTCAACGGCATGGTCGATTGGGCTCGCGGCCTGGTCAACAAGGGCGTTTGGGGCAAGGACGATTTCGAGGAATTCAAAATCATGGGCGGCACGGCTCGCGGTTTGAATGCCTTGATGAAAATCCGCGAAGCCTATGAAGGACGCATCCCGATTGAGTCAGCGCCGCTTGAGGGTACGCCCAGCAAAGATGAACTTTATGCAATGGTGGCCGATCCCAAATACAATAGCGACCCAGCCTACCGGCAGAAGGTCGAGCGCATGTTCCGCACCTATGTAAAAGAGTAACCTTGCAGCCGCGACTTTGCCCCAGCCTGTGTGCTGGGGTTTTTTTATTGCTTTTTTCCAAAAAGCAAATACAATTGTGGTAAGGCCTACCGGTTTACCGACCCTGACTCATGGCGAGATGCCATCGACCGGCTGACGTAATCAGCAAGCAAGGCCCGCATCAGCGGCTCACCGACGCGCAAAACCCTGA